CTACGGACTCGGGTCCGCGGGCGAGACGTATTCCACCGAGATCCGCGCGCTGGACTCCGGCACGCCGATGATCTCGCCGAACTCGTACAACCGCGCGTGGCTGCTCAAGAACACAGGCACAACCGCGGCGGATGTTTTGAGTGGATCCACTACCGCGACACCGTGGTACTTGCCGCGCTATCTCAACGTTGTTCGTCCGGTTTCAAGCTAGAGAGGTTCTTCATGGCCACCACTGGATACTCCGCCGTCGCTCAGGCGGACTCCGCGCTCTCCGCCGCGACGGCAAAGAGCGTACTCGGCGTCGTCGCGCCCGCACAGTTCGGCGTCTCGCTCCAGGGCTGGCAGGTGGCGTTCAACGGCGTCACCGCGTCAGCCGTCCCCGTGCTGATCGAAGTCTGCCGAGCGACGTTCGCGACCAACGGACCGGGCACGAACTCGACGTCCGCCACCGTCCAGCAAGACCGCGGTCGCGCGATCACGGCCGGCTTCACCGCCGCGTACTCGTGGACGACGGAGCCGACCGTGCTCACCGTGCTGGAGAGCTTCCTCATGACGCCGAACGCGGGCGCCATCGTCTACGACTACCCGCTGGAGCGCGAGCCGGACTGCGACGTCTCGAACGGCTTCGTGCTGCGACTCACCGCGCCCGCAACCGTCTCGTGCCGCGCAACGCTGAAGTTCGGCCGGTGCTGAGATGACTTCTCCGATCGTTGTTCCGCACTGGCGAACGATCACCGATCCGCAAGACGTCGTTGACGGTGTATACCACGTCATCTACACAGGCGTGTATGCACCAACGACCGGTTGCGGCATCCATCGCGGACGTCCTCCGAAGACGTGGCATGAAGAGCCGAACCCCGCCGAGGAAGTGCGCTGTGAAGCTTGCGTTGACAGTATGACTCCGGAGGGAGCGCCGTAGTGGCTGACATCACCACCGTTGTTACATCTTTCCCGACGGACTACGCAAGCGCAGCGCTCGTCAACGCCAACACACCGTTTACGTTGTGCTACGGCACGGTCTCAGTGACGTCTGGCCAGCTCAACGTGCTCTGCGACACGACGTTCAACCACGGTGGCAAGACGGCGGAAAACTATACGTGGAACGGTGCGGGGTTCTACTTCAAACCGACCGCGGCGCCGAAAGGTGGTGCGTCAACGGCGCAGCATTCGTACTACGCATTCTTCGACGCTTCGTCGACCGATGACAGTATCCGCGCCGAGTTCGATATCAACACAGGCCCAGCAACACCGACCATTACCGCAGTCGTCTATTCCACAGATAACACGTATACCGATGTCGGTACTCCGGTTAGTGCCACTTACGTACAAGCTTCGACGCATACATGGCTTGGTTTTTATTACGACGTTACGAATCTGTACTTCGTTCGATCATCTGACGGTAATACGTGGGTGACTTTTCGCACCGTCGCACTGTCTCTCGCTACGTGGCTAACGACGCAATCCGACCTCGGTTTCGTTTCTGCGACGAACCGAACGGGCGGAAGTAACACGACGTCGCTACTCGACAACGTCAACACGGGCGGAACCGCGCCAGGCTCAGTTGCTGGCACCGCCTCACCGCAACCGATCCTCGGACGCCCTAGCAACCCCGTTCTCAGTTCCTTCTCTTGGTGAGGTAGGCAATGGCCAAGCTCGGACGCGGTACCCCGGTACTGCCGAGGATCCTTCGCGGACCCGTCGGCACCGGTACCAAGTTCGAGACGCTGACCGACGCGTTCCCCTCACTCGACACGAACAAGTGGCAGAACTACGGAACGACGTCCGTCACGGGCGGACGCGCGCGCATCGAAGTCGGCACCGGGTTCTCGGCGTTCCAGTCCTACCAGATCTACACGCTGACTGACTCGTACGTACTCGTGCGAATCGACACGTGGCCGGCCGCGAGTACGGCCACAACCGCATACGTCGAGCTCCTGGTCGGCTCAGACCAGGTGCCGTCCGGCACGCAACTCTCGCTCAAAGCGGACGTCGTCACCGGCAACCTGACCGCTGCCAACCAAGTCGGGTTCTCCGACGGCGGCGCGGTATCGACCGGCTTCTCGACGCTCGCGCCGCTCTGGCTGCGTATCGATGGCCGGACGCCCGGCTCGTTCACGTTCGACTACTCGCTGACCGGTAACCCTTCCGGCTGGTCGAACATACGTACCATCACGCACGCGGCCGCACCGTGGTTGACGACCGCGGGCCTGAAAGTCCTCATCCAAGGGCACCGCGACGCCGGCGTTACCGACTTCGTCGAAGTCGACGACTTTAACCTTCCGACGTCGGATCCCGCTACGCCGTCGCCGATGTTCCGGCCGGCACCGTGGAAGCGAATCCCGGGCTCGGTCACGTTCGCCCCGAAGGGATTCCACCCCGGAGAGAAGTCACCGTCACCGCTCGTCGTCTCGCCGTTCTCCGGACGCAAGCCGTTCCCGCTACCGCCGGGCGCGACCTACCAGCGGGCGCTCGACACGCGGCCGGCCCCGACGTACGACGTCGGCTCAGGACTCGACGGCGCGCTGCCCGTCCCGTTCTCCGTCCGCCTGAAGTCCGACCAGGCGGACGTGCTCCTGGTGGACGAGCTGAAGAACGTCTCGTGGCGCTCGGTCGCACCGGGCGGATTCGCGTCCGCCACGATCACCCTTGACCGACCGGTCAGCGAAGTCGTACCCGAAGTCGCGCTGTACGGCCGCATGTACATCTACGACACGCGCGACGGAGACACGCTCTGGGAAGGCCGCGTAGAGGATCCCGGACGCACGTCCGGCGACGGTGGTAACGCCTGGACTATCTCCGCGGTCGGACCTTCCGCACACACACGCGACGAAGCGTTCGCAGCCATCTACGTCGACCGCACGATCAATCACTTCGAGAAGTTCGGCGGCTCGATGAACGCCGGCAAGGTCTCCTCCGAGACCGACTCGAACGATCTACCCGGCGTCAAAGTCCAATTCGGTGGTGGCATCACCGTACTGAACGGTAACTACGTTTCCGCGCGCTCCCGGCGCGTCAAGCTCGCCGGCCTCGAACTCGGCTCAGTCCGCGCCGAGGCGACCGGGGGCGGAACCGGTACCTGGACGATGGACATGTACGTCTACGGCCCGTCGGGCGCGGAGCTCGTCGACTCCAACGGACTCACAACGTCGACGACCGGTTACTACGGCGAAGCCGGTACCGACTTCAGCGACGGCCAGACGACACTCCACCTACGCATGTCGCGCAACACGAGCTCGACGACGCCCGACGACAACGCGTACACCATCTGGACTGAAGTCTGTGTCCGAACCAAACTCGTCAACGAAGAGGGAACTCCCGTCGGTGACTACACGAGTGATTTCGTGTACTCCTCCGAAGTCATTCAAGACATTCTCGGCCGACACCTACCGCTGTTCGATCCACTGGACGCGTACATCGAAGTCACGTCTTTCGAGCACCTGCAATTCGCGTACGACTCGACAACCGCGTACGACGTCTTCAATGACATCATGCTGATTGAAGACGCCTATTACTGGGCAGCGTGGGAAACCGTCCCTCGCAACGGCCTCTGGCGCTACGAGTTCCGTCCGTGGCCTACTCACGTCCGCTACGAATGCGGCATCGAAGACGGCTGGTCGTCCCCCGGTTCAGCGGATGACCTCTACAACGAAGTGCTCGTACGGTGGGAAGACCAACTCAAGTTCGAAACGGTGACGACCGTTACCGCTTCTGTTCCCGAGCTGACCGCGGCCGGCTTGACGCGCACCGCACAGATCGATCTCGGTACCGAAGTAGGCTGCGACTCGACCGCGACGAAAGCCGGCCAGTCGTACTTGGCCGAACACAACCTGCCGAACCAGAACGGCCGGCTCACCATCGCGCGTCCGATCCTGGACTACGACCGCGGCATGATGGTGGACCCCTGGAAGATCCGGCCGGCCGCTCTCATTCGCGTCCGCGACGTCGCTGCGAAACCGTCCGCGCTCAACCCCGACGGCCGCGACGGCACCACGATCTTCCGCGTCGTCGCGGTCAACCCGAAAGCTGACGGGACCGCCGAGCTCGAACTGGACTCTGACGCCTACTCCACGAGCCAAGCCATCGCCACGCTCCAGCGCAAACGGCGGCGGAGGTAGGACAGAGCAAGGCCCCTGTGCCGGACGGCACAGGGGCGCTCTCAGGGCGTTGTCGCTGGTCAGGGGCGTAGGTGGTGGCCGCGAGCGCGGGCACGCTCCGCCACCTCTCCTCCCGGTAGGGAAAGACCGGGCCGGATGCCTACCAGAACATCCGAACGGAGCTACCGGCCGCGGTTCCCAAATACCCGCCGGTACTCGCTATTGGGGAGAACTCGGGGAACCCCGCACGAGCACGTTCTTCTACGGTCCGAGGTTAAACGGTCCGGCCGTTGCCGGCCGCACCCGGGGCGTACCGAGACGTGGGAGCACGTGCCGAGCCGACGTGTCGCCCGCGTTCAGCACGCTGTGGCCGGTGCCACTCGCGCTCACCGCGACCAAGAACTCGCAATCCCGGCAACTGTACGACGAGACTCGCGCCGTCGTCGACGCGGACCTGAGCAAGTGCTTAGCCATGGTGCGCACCCTTTCCGTTGCCGCGCGCCTCGCGACGAGCCAACGCAGCCTCGTCCAGACGATGCCACTCGGCGGCGCGGTTCGTGTGCATTCGCGCCGCGTCGCGGTTACCGGCCGCGTTCGCAGCGATCGCGGCCGCGAGCGCGTCCGCGTGCAGTGCTTCAAACGTTCGCATCCTGCCGTACCTCTCAGAGTTGGATCTCGGCGTACTCGGTGCCGCTGGCGGACGTGATTTTTGCGTACACCGTGGCACGAGGCTTGAGGCGTCGCTGGACTGCGGCGCACGCGGCGGAGAGGTTTTCCGCGCGGATGCCAATCGTCTTCAGGTGGCGATTGCCTAGGCCGTAGTACTCGACGCTGTAGAGAAACTTCATCGCCCCGCCCGTTTCGCAGCGAGCGCCTGGTACGCCAGAGGCAACGCGTTCATCGCCTTGTAGTCCGCGTTCGTCTTCGAGGTGATCTGAGCGTCGGTCGGCGGTTTGTCGCGGCGGTAAAGCTCGTTAAGTGCGCATCGTGCCGCGACGGCGCGAACGAACTTCGCCCGGTGCTTCTTGGGGATGACCGCTTCGAAGAGTGACATCAGAACGACTTCGTTCGACCAGACATCCGAGCTACGACTTCGCGCTCGATTTCGTGCTTCGGGACCTTCCTGCCCGATTCCTTCGCGTCTCGCTTCACTTCCGCGCGAAGCTTGTCGACGCCCGAGGTACTGTTCTCGACGAATTTCTTAATGAAGTTCATACAAGGATCGTACCCCCTGATTGTCAGGGGGTCAACACGTAGAACTGGTACTCAACATGATCAGCGCCGGGGCACGGGGTTAACGAACACTCAGGATCCGTGCATCCCTCGAAGCGCGTCATGCGCACGCGCACTCCTTCGCCCCACTCTTTGCGTAACAGCCGCTCGCACGACGCGAGCACTTTGTCAAGAGGCGTTGAACCGCGGTGCCACTCGATAGGGTCGCCTGCTTTGTACACGAAGTGCGACTCTTCGCCATCCCTGGAGATAGCGACGCTGTACTCCGTCATGCGCTCGCTCATCGAAGCTCCTAGTACCCGTACGTGAGTCGGTAGTACTCGCGCCAACGCTCAGCTTCGTACTCGTCTTGCTCTTCCTGCATCTCTTGCTCGAACTTCTCGCGTGTGCACTCAGGCTCGTCACAGGGCCACGGTTCGTTGGGCACGAACCCCGAGTACGGTTCGTCGCTCTCGGGAACCATGATGCGCTTGCCGTGCCGGCAGTACACGCCGCGCGGCTGGTCTACCCAGCCGCTCACAGCGGGAACCTCTGCACACTGAAGAAAGTAACCCACTGCATCCCGTTGTTCTCCGCGAGCTTGCGCTCTTCAACGTGAAGATCTTCGATACCGTTGAAAGGTTCGACGCGTCGGATTTCGAGATTGCCGAACCCACGCTCGTGGGCGAACGAGATGAAGTAGCGAATCATCGGGGAGCTCCTAGCTCGCGATCAGGTTGTCGAGGTAGTTGCGGTTGGCAGAGCTCGGCAGGATCCGAACCGCGTCGAGAGCGACGATGACGTCTGACGCGCCGAGTGCGACGAGCGAGTCCCGAGCCGACTGACGCAGCGCCCGCGGAGCGGAGAGGTCCGCGCCCCACGGGCTGGACTTGATCTGCGCACCCGCGCGCTGGTCGCGGTCGACGAGCGCGGCCTTCCAGGCGCGAACCTCAGCCTGCGAGAGAAGAACGACGTACCGGCCGTCGCGGCGCTCCGCGAGGTTCCAGACCTTGCGAGCGTGCATCTTGCGGTACGCGGTCGAGAGCGACACTCCGAGAAGCGTCGCGTACTGCTTCACCGTTAGCGTCACTGCCTCGTTCGTCGTCATGCCAGAAGTGTATCAGACTCCCTGGGAATCAGGGAAGGGGCAAAGAGAAACCCCCGACCGAAGCCGGGGGCGTGTCAGGCTGGCTCACTGATGAGAAATTGGGCGTCGTGAGGGAATCCAAGATGTTTGAGGATTGCACGCGCGCGCCGGATATTCCTCGCGTTGATCGTGATCGTTTCGGGACCGTTCGCAACGAACGTGTATGCTCTCATGCTCCCACCCTAGCAGACTCCCTGACTGTCAGAGAAGCGATCCCTCGAACCGAAACGCGCGCCCCGCTTCGAGCGCCGCATCGAGCTGCCTCGCACCCCACGGCGTACGCCAGTCGGCCGGCCGCCAGACACGGCCTTGCAGAACGCGCGTCCGCAGGATCCCGTGTGACGGCGGCTCGGGCAGCGATCCCACCAGGAACCGGAACTTCTGCCCGGTCACGCGCACGACGTGGGCGGCCCGGACGTAGTCGCGCTCCGTGGGTTCCGGACCTTTGATCTCCAGCCAGAACGGGCTCGTTTTACCGACGAGGAAGTCGGGAAGGTACCCGCCCTCGGGCGTCCGGAACGTCCGCGGCTCGTACTGCCACGGCACACCAAGCGCATCGAAAGTCATCGCCCATCGCGCTTCCAGACGCGAGCGCATGTGCGCACCGCGGTACGTCACGGGCTTCGACGCGTACGTGTGATTCGTCTCGCGCGACAGGCGCGTTACCCGAACCACTGCACGACACTCCAGTACACGACGTACAGCGTGAGCGCGACCGCAACCGCGCACGCGAGACGAAACGCGATCAACCCCATGCTTGTCCTACCCGTCCTTGGTACTGCACCGTGCACGAGTACCGCGCGTGGTGTGAGTCGTGCACGAGCGCGCGCTCGCCCGACTCGCTGCCGAACCACTCCGCGAGACACTCGCGGGCGATGTAGTCGAGGTTCGAGAAGTCTTCGCGCGAGTACCGATCACCGGAAGCGACGCACGTCTCCGCCCGTCGAACCGTCCAATGCACCGACCCCCAGACGTACGTGTTCTCCCTGGAGAACTGCACGACGCGCACGATGGCATAGACCACCACGGGAGCCAGGATCACGCCCGAACAGAGCAACCCCGCGAGCACCGGTCTCATGAGAGCTTCAGCGAATACACGAGGAAGACAAGAACACCGAGCCAGAACAGCGTCTTACTCCACGTCCGT